TGAACTATGCCTCTGTTTAATCCTTGTTGAGTGGTTACGTCTCCTCCTACTACATATGCTCTCATTGGTTGGCTTTCTCTTGCTCCTATACTTTCTGCTATTTGATTTGCTCCGCTTTGTCCTACTACGTTAAAACTTGGTGCTGCTCCCCCTCCTCCTCCAGTTGGTGCTGCTCCTCCTCCTCCAGTTGTTCCACCTCCACCGCCACCTCCTCCAGAAAGTAGTTGTTTTGCTCTTGCTAAATTTGAAAATACCGATAGTGCAGTCGTTGCATAAGATGTTACTCTTGCAATAGTACCAATCCCCGGCACTGTTGGGAATGCTAATTGTGCTGCTACTCCCTCTGCATTTGCTAAAGTTGATGCTTTGGATATTGCTAACGCACTATCGATTCCTATTTGTGTAAGTGCTAAAGTTTTAGATAATGCTTGTCCCGCTTTTGTTTTTGCTAGTCCAGTCTCTTCTAAACCAGACATAATTTTTGTTAAATTCTCTTTAAAAGAAATAATAGCAGCAGACTTCCTTTGTTCTCTTTCTATGTCTTCGTTAGCTTTTTTATCCTCTTCCTCTTTTTTATTTGCGTAGTCATTTTGTTGAGCAGTTAAATTAATATCATTTATATTGTTTAAATGTTCAGTTTGTAACTCCTCTGTATCTAAACCAGCCTTTACTGCATTTTCATATTTTATTTTATACGCTTCATTTTCTTTTTGTATTGCTAATTCTTGCTCCGTTAATAATCTATCTGCATTTGCTTTTCTTGCTGCCTCTACATCGTCTTGTGCTTTATAACCATCTTTTATTTGTTGGTCTCTTAATTGTTTTGCAAAGTCTTGGATGTCTTTTATATGTTGTTCTTGTGCTTTTAATCTATCGGCTCTTAAATCCTCTTGGTGTTTTTGTTGCTTTGTTCTTGCATCGTCATTTGCTTTTTTAGTTGCGTCTGTTTGCTCTTGTGTTTCTGCTATTTTATTTTCAATTAATAGTTTTCGTCTATTAAGTACCGATGTTTTTAAAGCATCGTTTGCCTCGTTAAATGCTTTTAATGCATTTTTAGCAGTTTCTTTTTCTGCCTCTGTTGCATCCTCTAATCCAGCTACTCTAATTGCCTCTATAGCTATTGCTCTTAAAGTTTGAGCATTTGTTAATTTTTGTTGAACTTCTTGGTTTGCTAATTCTACGGCTAATTTTCTGACCTCTGCTGCACTTTTACCGGATGCCTTTGCCATTCCTAATTGAGCATCTCTGGCCAAGTCAGATTCTTGTGTTGCTAATTTTTGGTTTTTTACTTGATTGTCTAATTCTTTGTTTAATGCTTTGTTGGCTTGTTCTGCTTTTTGAGTAGCTTCTGAACTTGCAATAAACATTTTTACTAGAGCATAACCGGCAGCGATTAATGCAGCAACAACGGCCACGATTGCACCAATAGGATTGGCAGCCATAGCAGCGTTCCAAACTAATTGAGCAGCCGCACTAATCCTTTGGACTATTGTAAATGATTTTACTACTGCTCCTAATTGTTTGAATGAATCTATACTTTCTCCTACTGCTTGAAGTCCAGAAGCCATAGCCATAGCAGACTGAACTTTTAATAAAGTTTGTTCTACTTCTTTACTCTCTCCTCCAAATGCACCCATAGCACCAGTAACAACTGAAAATCCTCCAGCTACTCCGGTTAATGATGCAGATAATGCCTTGAATTTTGCATCGGGATTAAATGCCTCTGTAAGACTTTTGGCATCGCCTATCCTATCCTTAAGGTCTGCTGCTTTTTTAGCTGCGTTTACTGCCTCTACAGAAGTTGCTCCGAACTTATCGGCTAACTTTTGTACGTCTTGTTGTGCTTCTCTTAACTGACTCTTTAAACTACCTAAAGACTTGTCCGCTTGTTCAGCGTTTACGTTTAAATTAATGTCTATTTCTTGTGCCATTTCAATAGTCTTTTATGTTGTTTAAATGCTTCCATCCAAGTTTCTGGATGTTTGTTTTTTCCCTTTGCAATTTCAATTAATTCACTTTGTCCGTAGTGGCTTGATGCTTTTAGTAAGTTTAGTATTTGCTCTATCATTATGCAGTTTGTGTTACGATTATATATTCATCTTTTTGAGTTGTACCTCTATAATATACTAATTCTATTACACCACTTCTATCAACTCCAGTTGTGTTTTGTGTTATTGTAACTGGTAATAATATGTCATTTTTATTATTGCCAGATAGCGTACAAGTAATAAAACTACTCTTTCCTTTAACTTCAAAATAATCATAGTCATTTAAGTATATTTCTACGTCTATGCTCAATTCTTTGTTGTCTGTATCAATAGTTTCAAAACTTCCAAATCTATAACCTATTGTACTCGCTGCATCTACTCCTCTATAATCTGTTAATAGTTCTAGGTCTGTTTCTCCAGTTGTTAAATCAGTAGTAAATGAATTAATTAAATATCTTTTATTGCGAATAACTAACCTATCATTTAAAGAAATTCCTAAAGGTATTCCGTCTCCATTTGTAACAGTACTTCCTAACAAACTTGGTGGTAATAATGCTTTTACTTTTACTAATCTTGTTTTAATATTGTAAAGGTTATCTATAAAGTTTTTATAGTGTCTAAAATATAATCCTTGTGGTGCAAATTCATTTAACCAACTTGATTGCTCGTTACCAAAATTCATAGTCATTAACTGCGAATGGTTTGGGTCTGTTGGTAAATTATCATACTCATTTGAAAATCGATTATAAGCATTTATTTGTGTTGCTGCTCCTACAATATTTGTTACATAAATTTGGTCTGTTCCAGTTAATCCGCTTACTCTTTGATTCATATAAATAAGCATTGGTTTTGGAACATAAGGTTTTAAATCTTTATCTATTAAAGTTGCAGTTTGAAATAATTTACCTTGCTTTGGAACTTCAAATAAAACATTTTCAAATGGTAGTTTAATATCATAAGTTGAATTTTCTGTAATCCTTTCTGAATTATAAATCAAATCTCCATAGTTTTGTTGATATAAACCTTTATAAGCCTCATTTAAGACATTTTTACTTTCCTCGTAAGTAAAGTTAATACTCTTAAATAACTTTGGTTTATTTATGCTCATTTCATCCTCGTAAGTGTATTCTGTAATATCCAAAATCTTACCAGCATTGTAATACATTTCAAGAGGTGCAAACTCATAAATATTATTAGGTTTTGGAATAATCATTAAATTAAATGCCTTTATAATTCCAGTAATGAAATCTATTATTTTCATATCTGGCATATAATTACCTATTGGAATATTTGTTACTATACTTTGAACTGGTGTAAATCCATTTTTTATAATATCAACTTTATTTTGAATAGTACTAATTGTAGTGTTATAATAATAAGTCTTATTTAAAGTTAAAATTGCTTCGTATGAAAATGATGAGTTTGCACTTATTTTAAAAGTATAATTATTAACTGTGTTAATTGTAACGCTTGATTCAGAAACGTTATCACAATAAAATATACGTTCATTTACTGCTGTAAATGTGTTAAATAAAATACCATTTTTATAAACATATAATGTATATGGAATAGTTGTAAATCCAGATTGCGGTCTTATTATAATTTCAATCCGATAACTTCTTAACCTTACAATTTGTCCGCTTGGTATTGGATTCGGAAAATTAAGATTTGTTGTTAATACATCTGTATCTAAATTTAACTCTGGAAACGAACTAGATTTACTTGTAAAATTAAGGTTTAATGGCTCTGAAAAAAAACTCATATTTAAACTTGGCTTTAAATATAAATACAATTCAGTCCACTGTTTTAAGTTAAAAAAACTTCCAGTAAAAGTAATTCCATATTTTGCTTGTATTCTTGCAAATATATTTTGTACTGTTATAGCTGGAAATAACTCATTCCATTTTATCGCTCCAGTTAAAGTAGTTATATCTGTTGCAGTAGCATCTTGGTAACTATATTTATTTGCATTTCCTATTAACGGATATCTAATGGAATAACTAGTACCTAAAGAAATTCTATTCCTTACCTCTGTGCTATTATATGAATGGTTAAAACTTGAAAAATCTAAACTTTGTAATTTCTCATCTTTAATTATATCTTTTAACTGAACTAAATTTCCATAAAAAGTAACTGTGTAACTTTCTATAAATCCATTCTTTTTATCTGCTTTCTCTAACTGAATAGTTCCATCTTTAAATCTATGAGTATTTACTTCGATATAAGCATCGTATCTCATTCTGTGGTCAAATCCATTATTTATTGAACTTTCATACCAATGTGATAAAATTTGATTGTTATTCTTTGATGCTGGAATAGTAAAAGACTGTGTATAGTCTGTATATAATTTACCTATATCATTTGCATTCCCAATTTGGGAAGTGATGCTAATTTTTTCATCTTTGAATAAATCTAATCTTTGGTATTCACTTTTGTATATTTCAAAGTCATCTCCATTCGCTACTGGTATTCCAGTTTCTAAATCTATTTTAGTTGTATCGTTACCAGTTATCCAAGCTATTAATCCAGTACTATCTCCAGAAGTAACTTTAACATAATGACCTACATATTGATTTGCAGTCATTGTCAAATTAGTACTCATTCCCAAAAATGGCGATGAATTATTTGCAGTAGCTTCACCAGCAATTACTAAAGTATTTTTCTTAATATAAACCTCTGTACTTAATTTCATTATACGATGTTATTTATTAGTTTATTTGCAAACTCAAACTCTAAAGTATAGTTTATATTTTTGTCATTTAACTCTGTTTTCTTTTGCATACTCGTAGTCTTAATCGTTACCGGTATTTGTGATGATTCATATAATATTGTATCGCTTAACATCATATCTTGAATCCACTCGAAATAGTCCTCTGTAACCCAACCAGAATTTACTTTAATAGTTCCGTTTCCGTTTATGTTAAATGGCTTTGTCTGACCTCTTCTATAATCGTAATTGACAAACTTTTGCATTAAAGAGTAATCGCTATTTTTTACATTAATAGAATTGTAACTTGCTTTAAAAAATGTAAAATAATTCCAACCTCCGAACTTATTTACAAACCACATTGTTTGAACTGGATATTTAGGCTCACATATTTCCTCTGTTTCAACTTTAAAAACTGTGCTTTCTTTTTCGCTACTTATAATTAAACGAGTACTAGCACCAAATACTAAAGGAATAGCGTAATTAAAAAATTCATCTACTCCAGTATAAAAAGTTTGTGTTTTTAAAAGTGTATCTGATTTATCATACCATTTAGCAGTATAATCTGTATCTACATCTCTGACAATAAAATTATAATAAGGGATAGTAGTATTCCAGTAAACTTTTATTGATGAATTTGCTAATAATAAATAATCTCTTTCTAGTGCTGGATAATAATTCAATCCTTGTTCTACTGTTGAATATCCATTTACTGCACAAAAAGAAACAGTAGAAATTAAAGTCATATCTAAATCTTCTCTCTCATAAAAAGTTTTATATTCTCCTATGCACCATTCATTATTATCGGCTTGTGTTATTGTATTTGCATTGTATTTTAATTTGTACTTATCTATAAACTCCAAAATAAATGGCGATATATTGTAGTTTGTTTCTCTTTGCGTTACAGATGCAATTCCTTCACTCATTATATAAGTTGGATTAGTAGGTCTTGTGCCTCCCTTATTCCAAAGTCTTAACTCTACTTTTGTTCTTATTTGATTTGCCTCGTTTATTATAACTTGGTAAGGACTTCTAGCTAATATTACTTGAATTGACATATTATTTAAAATTTGATTTTACTATTAAATCTAGTGTTGATTTTACATCCAGAGCAAATGCTTCTGCTATTTCTGTTGGCATTAGTTTTATGTTCTCTTCTATTGCATCTTTTAAAAAGTTAGTAGGTTTAATACCTTGATGGTAAACCGATTCTCTAACTGCAAATGGACTCAATCCTCTCTTATTACTCCAGTCTATAAAATGTTTAACACTTGGCTTTCTTCCCTCTTTAAAACTATAAGGACTATTCCCTCCGTTTTGCTTCCAGAGTTTGCCTTTATTATTTGTTCTTTTAAATGTACTTGTCTGCTTTCTTACTCCTCCTACTCCTCTGACTCCCTTATCTACAAATGCTCCGTAGTCTGACATTCCTATATTCAAACTAAAAGACCTACGCATAAACTTTACTCCGTTATTAACTACACTTTTTTCGAGTGTACCAGTATCTACTTTCTTTTTGTCTCTTAAGTTCTGCTTTGCATCTTTGACAACCTTATCGCCAAACTCATTCATAGCATCGATTAAATGCTCAAATTTTATGTTTAACATTTCGATATGTCGTTAGGTACATTTATAGTAAAATCTGTTTGGTATCCAGTTAGCATATTCTCCATCTCTTTGTCGATTACGTCACTATCTGGAGTGCCTTCTAATTCCCAACCGTCTTTGTATATCGTAGATTGCTTTAAACGGCTCAATAAACGATTAATAACATATAGTTGGTTAGATAGTATATACATAGTATTATCGTTGCCGTAAACGCCTATTTCGGCTTCCTTTGATATGTTTACTATGTCTAGGTTGAAAATAGTAAAATTGAATGATAAAGTATTCTCGTTATGCCTTACTGAATTATAAACGATATTGCATAAAGGGAATATAGTATTTTTGTTTAAATCTACTTCCGTTAGTCTTTTAAATGTTACAGTATTTACAAATGGATTACTGCTTAACTCTTCGTTTAGAGAATCTATTAAATTGTATAATGCCTCTACTCCTTTTTTATCGTCCATATTTCTTATTTATTTTTTCTAGTTGCTTTGCTCTTAACTGGTCCTTGCCTATCTTATAAGATAAAAACTTCAAGCATAAATGCATATTTAATTTGGTAACCTTTTCAATTCTTGTAACGTCATTTTTAGCGAGTTCAGCGAGAGAAGCAAACCATCCCCACTCTCTTGAAAACTGGCTCTCTGCCGAGTACTCATCTTGCTCATTTCCTCCTCCAAAGAGCAAAGGGTAGATGTCACTAAATCCAGACCTAAATTCCAAAAAAAAACCGTTGCCCCTAGTACAACACTTAACGGCATCTCTTTTAATATTTCGTGATACTTATCTCCCTCGTATTTCTCTATTAAGTATTTTCCATCTGCTGCTCTTCCGGTTACTGGTCTGTATAATACTGCCATAGCAGTAACCATATTCTCCCAGTTGTCTATATTATTATTCAAGTCTAAAAACTCTCCAAAACTTAAGTTATCTAATTTAGGAATCCAGCCGAAGTTAATCCCTCCTAGTTTAAAACTTTCAACAAGTGGCTGCTCAACTGAAAGTAAGTCAACTAATATTTTAATTACTTTGTTTGCAGAGTCTGAATCTATTTGCTTGGCTTGGTCTTCAGTTACCTCGCAGAATATCTCAATCATTTTTAAACCTAGATATGTCTCTTGATTCTTTAGGCTCTTGCTATACTCAAATTCTTTTAAGTATCTTTGATATTTGCTGAGACTGATTTCCTCTAGCGAACTTGGTACTATTAATTTCATAACTATATAACGTTTGTTTTATTTATTTGTGAATGATTATTTAACTGCATACTTTCCGTAGTTAGGTCTAGAAAGTTTATCATATAAGCCATAACGAATTGCATCGATTGTGTGGTTAAACATATCAACCGGAGTGTTCAATACGTTTCCGTTTTTATCCTCTTGCCATTTGTAGTTTCTAAATTCTTTTATCATATTGACTGAATCCTTTGTAACGTGAAGCTGGTATCGTTTCATCATATCAATTCCTATGTTTACGCTTCCTTGACCTTTTGTAGCTGGTTTAACATTCCAACCCATTCGATATAATTCCTCTATTGATTTTGGCTCTGCACTATCCGCAAATATTTCCTTTCGCTCTACTGAATGAAATTTTAATTTTTCGTCTATGTCTCGGTTAGTTAATCCAGTCTGGTATAATAACTCTTTTAAATAAATATTATCTCCTTGCTGGTAAATAGCCACTAAAGTTGTTGGATCATTTGTAAATCCAAAGTCCATTCCATAACTTAAAAACTTTGCCTCTGGAGGAATACTATTACATTCGTTTATTCTGAATATTAAGGCTTGTGATGAACCGATTTGCCCTAGTCCATATATCTTCCAGTAGTTCTCGTCAACGTCTCTTAAACGCTCTATTTCGTTTACTGTTTCAATATCCAAAAATGGATTGTCTTTGTAGGTAGTAATATAAAATTCTGCATCGTCTCTTGGCTTTATCTTATCATAAATAAAATGAAACTCATCGGAAGGATTATAGTCTAAAATTGCTTTGTCAGTTGTTCTTAATATTAACTGCTGCCAGTCTTCGAAATATAATTCATTTGCCTCGTTTATATATAGTACATCTCTTTTACGGCCTCTTACTTTCTGTGGCTGGTCTAAAGATATAAACTCAAATAGATTGTTGTTTAAAAGGTATTCGGAATTACTCTTGTTGTGGTTTGCCTCTTTGTATATATCGTACTTCTTTAGTATATCGAAAAAATCCCTCATCGAACTGGCTCTCAATGCGGGAAATGTTTTTCTGCAAATGGTTATCGTCTTGCCGTTATTCCTATCTGAATAAGCAAATATTAACCACATCAATATATTATAAGTTTTACCGGACCGGCTACCTCCTTGCTCAATAGTAATTCTCTTGTCTGAATTATCTAAATGAGTATATATTTTATTCGTGGTTATTTCCATCCGGATTGTTATCGATTACTCGTACTGTAAACTCTTTTAACTCGTGTTTGTTTTCTGACTCTACAAATTGCATCGATAGTTTTTTTCTGTCCTCATCCTCGCATAATACTTTGAACGCACTTATTTGTAAAGTAGCGTTGTCACTCCCTACCCACTTGTTTAGCATATAAGATACTGCCTTGCTTTTATTTAGTTTTATCGCTTCTTTAATACTTTCCGATTTTTCTAACTCTAGGTTATAAAATTGAGCAGATGCGATGTCAGTATAATGCTGGAAGATATGTTGTATCTTCATTACTTTATTTTTGATTACTACTTCTAGTATTTCTTTTTCGTGTTGCTCTTTACTCTTTCCCATTATATTACTATTCCGTTTCTTTTGATTATTAATGTCTCATCAAGTTTTCTCATTCTGTCGATTATTACTTGGCAATATTTCGGGTCTAGTTCCATTCCGTAGCATTTGCGTTTAAGTTGGTGTGATGCTACCATTGTACTTCCACTGCCTAAAAAACAATCATAGATAATGTCTTTTAATTTACTGCTGTTTTCTATTGCTCTTGATGGAAGTTCAACTGGCTTTTGTGTTGGATGGTAATCGTTTCTGCTTTCTTTTTTTAATTCCCATACTGTCTTTTCATCACTTGCTCCAAACCATTGGCAAGTTTTACCTTTTTTAAAAGCATAAATACAAGGTTCGTAGTTTGGGATGTATTGGCTCATAAAAGCACCTAATCCACTATTTACCTTATACCAACATATTACTGCTCTTACTTCTAAATTCAACTCTGAAAAAGATAAGAAAGTTTCAACTGCTTTTCCATTTGCATACCAAATATAAAAAGCTGAATAATCCTTACTAAATAAATCTGCATTCAATAAACTATCTCTAAAAAGATTTGTTAAGTCTTGACCTTGTAAAGTATCGTTTTCAATACCTTTTCTTTTCTTTTCATTATGACCTCCAGTATAACTTACTCCATAAGGCGGGTCTGTAAATACCATATCCGCTTTATTTCCATCCATTAACTTTGCGACTGTATCACTGCAAGTACTATCGCCACATAATAACCTATGTTCTCCAATCTCAAACAAGTCTCCTAATACAATATCTGTTTCTATTCCTCCTTCTGGTACTTCAAACTCATCCTCTTCGGCTTCTAGTACTTCGTTATAATCAAAAGGCAAATCCAATCCCCAGTCTTTTAAATCATTTACATCCCATTCATTCGCTAGTATATCCCAATCCCATTCTCCTCCAGATACATTGTCTTTAATTAAAAACTCTTTTTGTTGCTCTTCGGTTAGGTCTGTTATAATTATTGGTACTTCTTTTAATCCGGCTTCTTTACACGCTTTGAATCGCATATTTCCTCCTAGTATAATCATATCCTTATTAACTACAATAGGACGTATGTTTAGCATCTCTGGAAAGTCTTTTACTGACTGAACTAGTTTTTTAAACTTGTCGTCTTTTATTAATCTAGGATTATTTGGATTGACTTTTACCTCTGAAATTTTTACTGTCTTTTGCATATTATTTTAATTGTTGCTCTTGGAAGTCTATTAAGTTGTGTAATCCTTGTAATCTGTCTGTGTCGTATATGTCTCTTATTCTATTTATAAGTACTGCTTGAGGATTAGATATTTTTAATACTTTGGCTCTTATCTCTTCAAGTCTTCTATCGTCTCTACAAGCTATCTCGTAATTATTAACAGAGTGAATTACTGTTGCGTGATTGTAATTTTTTCCTTTGCTCTTGTATATGTCTGCTATACTATGTAACGTAAGATTAAAATCTTTGCGTAGTATGTAACAGAATAAACTCCTTGCATCTATTATTGGTCTCTTTCGTGAGTTTTCAAATACATTTACTTTTAGTGTATCTTTTATCTCGTTGGCTATTAATTTGTATTCCATTTATTTTGTTTTTAATTTTAAAAGTAAGTAACATTCTATAAATCGCTCTCGTGCTTTCTGCTTGTATATTTTTTTAAATAGACTAAATACTACTCGAATATAATTATAATCGCTTATACAGTCTTTAAATGCGTTTTTAACGTACTTTGCTCCATATCCTTTGCAGAAGTTTACATTGTCGGCAGTATCTCCTACTATCATTTGCTCATAAAAGTTATACTTTGCCTCTTGCTCTGTTATATAATAAAAGCATTGGTGCTTTAAATGATAGTTGTAAATTATACAAGGTAGTTGCTTGTAGTCTTTGTCGATGCTAACTATTATTACTTGGTCTCTTCCGAATGTGTTTGATAAGTTATTCCAATAAGTAGCTACTAAATCGTCTGTCTCTACTCCAGCTCCTCGTTTTGCTTCGTATTGTTCAACTACATAAACTTGTAACTCATTTAATATTGGAGGAATTTCTCTGTCTATTCTATTGGCTTTGTATGTTTTGGATATCTCTTTACGAAAGTTACCTCTAGCACAAGCAAATGTCATTACCTTATCAACTTCGTATGTCTCTTCTATTGTGTTTATGATATTCATATACACTTCGTCAAACTTTAGCTTGGCCTCTTCTATGTTATTGTAACCGGTACACTCTGGAGTTTCTTTTTGCTTATAACAACTGCTCCAGATTAAACTATCTGCGTCTATTAAAACTATCATATTGTTACAAGTCTAGTTATTTCCTCTATTTGCTGCTCTAGTTCTTTTTTGGCTCTTTCTCTTTCTGCTATTATTTCTTTGAGTAGTGCCTCTGTTCTGATTAATTCATTCATATTATTTTTTGTTTTGGTTATTTTACAAAGGTAATCTTTTTTAGTTTATTAACAAATTTTTAGTATTTATTTATTATCGATGCTTGGCTCTCGGATAAAAAGTAAACAGTTTTGTTTATTAATTCGTCTCTTCCAAATTTCTCGGTTGCTTTGCAGTTTATTATACTTGGCTCTGGTAGTTCTAAAGAATCCAAATAATAAAGATAGTTTCCTCTGGAGTCAAATACATAGTAAAACTTTAAGCAATCATTTTCCATTAACTTATCGTATTTAAACTTCTCTAGTACTTTAGTTGGATAGTAAGCGTTTCTTAATTTAAACTCAATTACGCAATCAAATCCTTTCGGTGTTTTTCCTCTTGCGTCAAAGTGTTCAAACTCTTCTCCAGTCCATTCTAAATCCCAGCCATCTAAATTAAGTAAGTGGATAATACCTTGCTCCCACTTGTGATGTGATGTCTCATTACTCATTTTGATGTTTGATTTTTTATGTAAAATTCATTCAAATCATCGATATAACTTTGGATTATTTTAGGACTGCACTTGCAAGGATAGTTAACTTTATGGTCAAAATAGTGAGCGTGTAATTGGCTTACTTTTAAATACTCATCGTTGCTAATTGTGTGGCCTAAATTATCTCGGAATGTCTGCCACCATATCAAGTCTTCTTTTGTCATTTTCTATTAATTTTAAATTCGTTTAACTTGTCTCTTCTTTTATCGCAGTTGCAGTTAGGATATATTTTTTTTACTATCCACTGGATGCCGGTTACTCTAAATAAGTATTCTAGTTTATCTCCTAGTCTCATAATTTTTCAATTTCAAGTTTAACTTCTTCCCAGTATTCTTTTACTCTTTGGTGTTTTGATTGAAAATTTGGAGGGTAAATGTTAAAACTTGGAGTACATTCAATTAACAAATTAACCGCTATTAATGCACATTGTTTCGCTTTTGATTTACTTTCTAAATAAGTTAAAGTTAAATCATATTTTTCTAATAACTCTATTGCTTTCTCTTCTGGTGTCATATTATTTGTTTTTAACTGTCCGATTTTTTAGGACTGTTTATTCTTTTTTTAATTTCGAGTGCTACTTCGTTCCAGTAGTTTAACTCTTTTATTTCTCCTCTGTTTTTAGCGTTTTGAATAAGCCCATTTATAACTTCTTTTAAATATGGTAGTGAGTATTTACTCATTAAATTATCGGCTCTTAAAACGCTTGTAAATTGTTCTTCTAAATTATGTCTCATTTTTTATTTGCTCTTTGATTCTTTTAACTGTGTTTCGAATGCTCCAGTAACTTAATTTTGTCTCTTCGCTTAAATCTGTAATTGAGTAGCTTTCAACGAATATTTTTTGATAAATGAACTTTATATAACAAAGACTGGCTTTGTACTCTGTATGGTCTTCTATTGAGTCTATCTCGTTGTTTAACTCTTTTATCCAGTTACTAACTAAATCCTTTTGAAAGTAAAACTTGTCCTCTGAATATTCGCTTGGCTCTTCTACTAAAATTACATCCTCAATATTTACTATAATTTTCTTTTTATTCTTACGTAAGTCATCGAAGTACATATTTTTTAAAGTCACATAAACAAAAAAATAATTAATCTCTTCTCCGTCATACATCAAATCGTTATTTTTAGTCTGGCTATAATTATAAATTTTAATGTACATCTCTTGTACGTAGTCCTCTGCGATGTCATCCGGGCATCCAAATGATTTAACATATTTTAACCAAGTAAAATGCTTTGCGAATAGGACATCGAGTATTTTCATTTACAAAAAATTAAGTTGAGATTCTTTAATAGTCCTTAATATAGATTTTCCCTCTATACTAAATCCTACGTTATTCTGTAAAGCTACAATTTCTATCGGATTATCAATGCTAGTAGGTCTGCCTCCAGTTTCAATCTCTTTTATCTTTCGTATATGAAGCATCGTAGTTGTATATAATTGCGGATGCAAAGTCAATCGATGTACTACTATAAAATCGTCTGCTCTGTTAACGAACTTTCCTCCTCCCTCGACATCACTTGCCATTGGTGGAAGTGGATGCCCAGCAAATGGATGGTCTGCTCTGTATACTTGTCTCAATGCGTTTGTATTTGCGTGAGTATTTAACCAGAGACTTACTTTGTATTCTTTGCAGTACATTCTCATTTCAGTACAAGCTTGGTAATCGTATTCGTGACCTCCCAAATTTTTCATTAAATCGTTATCCTTAATCAAAGCATTGTAAGGGTCTAGTAATATTCCGTTAAAATTAAAATCTTTCTTAACTTTTTTAAACATATCTATTGCAGAGTGATAATCGTACATAGTAGCGTTATCCACGAACTTAAAATGTTTATTTATAAAATCGGTGTGAGTTTTAAAATTACTTTCAGAGACTAAATTTATCGGAGTTTCGTCTAGGAATTCTACTAACTTTCTAATTAAAGAGTAAGAGTCATTCTCGGTACTACATACTAACCATTTTAAATCGTGCTTTAAAGAGTAGCAAAGCATCAAATAAAGTATCGAAGTAGTTTTACCTACGTTTGCGTGTCCTAGTACTATATTAAAGTTACTAGGTTTAAATCTTATATACTCATCTATTTGAGGTATGTCGAGTTTTAATCCCTCTTTGAGTTTACCAGAGCGAATCTGGCGAAGTATATCTAGTTGTTTATTGTAGTCTATTAGCATTTGTTTTGGTTTTTTAATATACCGGCAGCTAGTTTAGTTTACTGCCGGTTTATAGTT